TCCGCGTCATTAGAGGGTTTACTACCCCCTCCGCGGCCTTTGAACGTGTTATGCGCCACTTAAGCCCCAATATCGTCAATTTATCCAGATTTTAAAGTGTTCGTTGGTTTCTTATACCATCAATCTCGCGACCCCCTCTCGGGGTCCAAGTAGTTTGGCCTACTTCCTGAGACTCACTATTGAAGTATAGAGTAGACCAAGAATCTCGTCGGTTGTCACTAACTTCATCCCAAACAACGTTAGTAAAATTTCTAATATCTGCAGAAGACCTACCAACACTTTCAATATTAAACTGGAACAAGTGGCCACCGAACCTATGGCGCCCAAAAATCATCGCCACGGGGGTACCTGAACGTATGGTGTTAGGGTAAGACGTTGCGGTATTGCTGGTTTCTTCAGAAGTATTGTTCTCGGGTGTGGGCATGAGCTCCTGTGCTAGTCCCCCTACGATTAAGGCAAAACCAATATTAGCTAATAAAACATTAACACTTACCATACCCGCAGAGCCTAAAGCGGTGAAACCCACAGCAATTGGTGGGGCTATAATAGCTATCGATATTAAGATAATACCGACTACTATTTTTACCCACCCATTACTACCCCCACTACCTTGAAAACCTTTTAGTGTTTTAAGTGTTTGCTTGCGTCTGAGGGTCATTACCCCTTCATTAACGGGCTCATCTAAGTCTAGCGTAGAGTTAATTCCCTCTATCTCACAAACATAGCGAACCTTAGCCTTACGCGGATTAAAAGGCTCTTGCAGTTTTAATGCTTCAAGGGCTTCCCTATAATTGGCCGCAACGGTCTTAATAACCTTAGGAATAGTGTTCCCAAACCCCACGAGATTAATTGTCACCATGAGGGACTACCTCCTCTAAAATTACACATTCAGACTTCACCGAGAATTTAACCGCTTTGTACTTCGACACTATCCAATGGTCCCATTCTGGAAGAGCTAAAAAGGTGTAGTAGTCTGATAAGCTAAGATTTGAAAAATCATCGGTATGTGAATGCCACGAGGCCACGGTGTCCTCGTAGTACTTTTCAAAATCTGACTCTGAGACTTCAAACTCATTCTTGGGGTCTTCAGCTATGTTATCGACTTCAACAATTTCACCGGACTTTAGAATAAAGCCGCAGCGCTCGGCTTTCTCATTCCATAAATTACTCAACTTTTTCACTTTTAGCACTCCGTAATTTGGCACGCAGGTGAATAGGTAAACCTTTATGCAGATTGTGAAGGGCTACAGCATCCGTGGTTTTTTGAATCTCTGGGTGTCGAACTACACGAACCACACGGAAACGCCATTTATCGTCATAGTCAACGATTTCACTTACGCGGCCTTGCAAATGATGAAGGATCTTTTGTCTTCCCACGTAGATAGCTACGTGATTTACTACTTCACTTCCGACAATTCGCATCATTAATACATCACCGAACCTCACTTTGTGCGGACAATTATTCGTGTCCTCAAAGCCCTCTCTTTCAAACAGCCTAGAAAAGAAATCTAAATTCGGGTCCTGAATCCAGTTATTCGGCCTCGCGTAATTCGTCAATTCCATCTGGTAACGAGTCTTATAAAAATCTCTAATTAGGGTGTAACAGTCTTGAATACCCTGTTCGTAGATATGGCCGCAAAAGGTGTTTAATTCTTTGATCATATTATTACCGTACTAAATTCGGGCTGGATATATCTGCGTGGGGGAAACTTAGTTTTATTACCGTCAGAAAGCCTTCTTAACTGAAGGGTGAGAATAGACGAGCTAATATTACTAGGGTGAGAAACATAAAAAACGTGGCGAGACGTTAGAGAGCCACCTTTTTCGTGCGGAAGTGCTTTGTATCGTGTCACCACCGAATCTTCTAACAAGCCTTGGTTTAGATAATAACTGTATAGCCCCCCCTCGTTAGGGAGTGATAGGCTAGGACGGTTCTTCTCTCCGGTGGATTTATTGGCTATCCCAGAGACTTTAAAAGGTGAATGTACCCATGTTGAACCATTCCAGTCACGGGTTTCTCTATCCGTAAGACGAATAATAACCGGCTGGCCATCGGTGTCTTCGATAATGATTTCTAAATAGGTGGTTAAGTCTTCAGGGGTCAGCGAATGCCGTTGAGACTGAATTTCTTGTGAAAGTTCTTTCATCGTCAATTTCCCTCAATTTTCGCCTAGTATACCGAAAAGAGGAATAGATTGAATATTTTTCAAGCACCCAAAAACAGAACACCCCAGCAAGGCTGAGGCGTTGATTTGGAAATTGACGATAATTAGGAGCCACATGGACTACTAACCGAGGTCAATACTACGGACTCACAATTTTATTGTCAATAATATTGTTTAAATTAATTAATAAATATTTTATCAATTAAAGTCCTACCTCACGCAACGTAATAGTAAAAGGTTCAATAGCGCCATCCCCCCCTGTAATACCTTCCGGTAGCTCAAGGGGTTGGTCAAACCTTACCACGACATTCCCGAATTTGTGGTGTTGAAAAATAAACTCTTTCCAAGTTTCGTGACGTTGGTAAAACTCATCCAAATGATCAGCACTATACCGACGTTCCTTTGGACCTAGAAGTTGGGGATTTTCAAAATATTTCATTACTGAATATTTCAATGTGAATATCCTGCTAACAGGGGCCGTAGGCTTAGTTACATAGTCCCATTGATTACCTAAGGTCAACTTAGTTGAGCGGTCCCTATAACGATGAGAGACCTTATGGTAAATAAAATTAAACTGTTCCAATGACATTATTTAGTCCTCATTGCTACCTGTGCTACCAGTGAAGCAAGTTCACCGTCTCTAGCTATATCATCACCAATAATAGCTTTCACATCGTTTGGTCCCATAGGTGGTAATTGCTTCTCACTTACCACGTAAACATTAACAACGCCGCCGCCTTCACTATTTGATGCAGACATAGCCTGGGTAGCATTGCTATTCATCATTTCTTTATCTTTGACGCTATTAGGGTCTGCAGAGTTGAGTGCTTTGACCGTCTCTAGGCCTAAAGCATCTACTGCCGCTTTGCGAAGAACAAACTCACCACGACTCACTTTGGCATAGGTTGAATCTCGAGTAGACATTCCACTGGTAATTAATCCCCCAGTCTTATAACTACCGGCTATTACTGGACCCCCAGTAAACATCCCGCCACCAAAGAAACCACCCATTCCGCCGCCCAGACCTCCACCCATCAGGCCGAGACCGGAGAAGAGTGACATTATTAACTGGTTAGCTAAAGCGCGGGTCGCGATATTGGCCATTTCGGTAAGTATGCTTACCCCTAATGACCTGAATGCATCTTCTGAGTCACTGGCCCCTGTAATGATATCCGCGAACGTTGCTCCAAAAGCATCACCTAAACCTTTAGCAGCTTCCGTCGCTTCCATCGTCATTTGGGTCAAGACGTCAAAGTTTTCGTAACTACTATTAACTTCATCAACAATATAGGAACCCGCGTTAGCGAACTGAGAAGCTACACCTTTGCCTCCTCGACCTCCGTAGGTTTCATCAACCCCTTGCTCCCCCAGAGGAGAATACTGCGTACCATAAATCGCGGCTTGAGTTTGGCGAAATTGGTCACTCTCATAAATACTCTGATTTATCTTGCGAACCGTGTCCCCCATCTGGTCTCTAAATTCCCGTAGGCCACGATCCGCTTCTTTAGAAGCTTGTGAAAGGTCCTCAAGATTAGAGTCAAGACTAATATTTTGCCCTTCAAGTCCTTCAATAGACTTTCTTGTTTTCGCTTTAGAGCGGCCATCCGTTAGCGCGGGGTTATCAACAATGGTTTCTTGAAGATAATTAGCAAAATCCATTAAGGCTTCTTTCGCTTGTCGAACGGCTTGTTCTTCTAAAGCGATCGCCTCTTTTTCTAGTTGTACTGCTTGGCTCTCAATATCGTTAGCAATACCCGCGGCACGCTCTCGGGTTTCGTCGGTGTAGCCTTCATTGTTTGAGATATCAATATAGCGCTGGGCTTCATAGCGGGTGTCTTCCGCTTGGGTTCTTAGTTTTTCAGCTTCTTGCCGTGCTTTGGCCAAAGCATTGTTTATCTCACCTTGTTCCGTACCAATAACATCAGTTAAGAGACGCGATAACTCATCATCATCACCAAGCAATTTAAAATCACGAACGTCTAGGTCTTGTTGTTCACCAATAGAACGTTCGAGACGACTTCTTGCAAAGGTCTTTGCTTGTATCGTATCGAATTCTTGGTTACCTAAGGTAACCCGAGCATTTAGCTCTCTGTCTCGCTGAGCAACAGAGACAGGAGAGTTACCATCAATGGCCGCAAAGAGAGTGTCTTGCTCATTGGCCACACGCTCTCGCTCAAGGTTTAGTTCTTGGAGCTTAGTTTTTATTTCATCTGAAGTTTCTCGGTCCGTAACTTGGCGAAGTTGATCACGAAGTACATCCAGCTCTTTATCTAACTCCGCCAGTCGTGCGGGGTAATATAAATTAGCATCCGGCCTAGCATCCTTCGCAGCCGATTGTAGTGAGCGCTCAAGCTTACCTCTCGCTTCCCCTGCGGCTTGGTAATAGCCTTGTTCCTGAAGCACAAGTCTAGGGTTAGAAACCCCTTCCGCTTCCAATTCCGCAATAGCCTCTTTCTCATCTTCTAGCAAGGCTTTTATCTGATCACGAACCAGTGTGTTTATGTCCTTGAATGTGCCTAAGTAGTCACTGGTCTCGTAGTCTTTGTTTTTCTCTGTTAACGCATTAATTTCCTCGCTGGTCTCAGCGATATCATTTAACAGTTCGCGACGATTCTTAATTACCACTTGGGCAATTTTTCGCTCTTCCTCTTTGATACTCGGGTCTAACGAATCGTATTGTTTCTGGTTGTTCTCCACTTCCAGCAACGTGTTCGCTCGATTAAGCATTTCTTGAGCAAGGTTGTTTATATATTCTTCGGCTTTATCCCGTGCATCACCGGATAGGCCAAATTGCTGCATTAGGGAATCTAGTTCTTGCGGAGATTGATTTAGGATATTAAATAACTGGCTTTGCAATGCTTGTGTTTGCGTGCGTGCCTCTTGTGCACGGCCATAAGCACCGTCCTCTTGAGGGTTAATGTTGCGAATAAGCTCGTTGATACCCGCAAGATCATCCCCAAAATTCGGCAGCGCTGTATCTATCAGACTTCTATAAACATTTCCTCGACTTGCAAAACGGCCACGTTGGGTCGCGGTTTTACCGCTACCAACGCTAACATCCGTTCCCTTCTCTTCGGCTAGAAGTCTGCGTTCAGATGAATCGAAAAAGCCGATTGAAAACAACTCATTTAATTTAGCTTCCGAGTTGTCAACAAAGTTATTCCGGTTTTGGTTCTGAAGGTACCCCACTCCATCCCGAGTAGCGTCTTCAAACTCCTTCATCTTGGTAATAAGCTTGTCGTAGCTGTCTATCGAATCATCAATGTACAACCCTTGCTGGCGAAACTCATCGTTAAGACGACGTATCTCGCGCTGAAGAGACTCATTATTCGTAAGGTCATTTTGCTTTAAGATAAGCGTATCAATAGCTGACCCAACTTTTTTAAGCTGGTCTTCATAAACCTTAGTTTCAGAGGTACCACGGTTTAAGGCCGCTTGCGTGCTATCAACACGATCATTAGCTCGGGCTCGGCCATCTAGATACTGATATCCATAAACCCCCGCGGTACCTACGGCAGTAGCAAGACCAACCCCAGGTATTGCACGGGCGGCGAACCCTGCCGCGGTACCTAATCCCCTACCCGTGGCAACCTTAGCAAGCCTAGAGATTGTGCTACCTTTACCTTTTCCTCCGGTCAGCATATCCACGCCGCCAAGTAACCCCGCGCCCAAACGAAGAACGCTTCTTGTGGCCAGCACGCCCCCTAGTATTGAGGCTGGTACTGCTAAAGCGCTTAAAATTGGCCCTAGGTCTCTTACCACTGAAAGAAAGTCAGCGGTCTTTTCAGTAAGCTTGGTAATGGTGTCTAGTAGTGGCTCCATTGACTCATAGACAATCGATTTACTGATAGAGCCCAAACGGTCTAACTGGTTAGCTAAGGCTTCCATCTGCGTGTCGTTCGCACGGGCCGCAGACCCACCAATACGCATTTGTTCGCTTAGGTCTTCCGCTACGCTAATGTTATTTGCAAAAGCCCCGTATGCTGATGCTGCACGCACTTCCATACTTTCCATAGCATCACGGACAGTAAAACCACTCTCGGCCAGCGTTTTCATTACCGGTATCAAACCGTGAGTCGTAATATCTAGGTCAGACATTGAGAGCCCGAGGTTGTGTACAATCTCGGTAAAAGACTCTGACGGTTTCTGCAGAGATATAATAATTTGTCGAAGGCCGGTACCAAGGGTCGAACCCGCTCGGATACCCGAGTTAGCCATTGCGCCAAGTGCCGAGACCGTTTCTTCAAACGTCACATTAGACTGGGCCGCTAAGTTACCCGAGTACTGAAGACCTAAGGCAAGTTTATCAAGGTTCAATTTGGAGCTGTTCACAGCCGTAGTCATTTTGTCTACGATGTTGATCATCTGCGAACTGTCTTTATTAAATACCCCTAATGTTGATGTGGCTAGGTCAACGGCACTTTTTAAGTCCGAACCTACCGCGGTAGCAAAGAGCGTAACGCCCTCTATCGCATTCTGGATATCATTTTGACCTAAGCCAGCCTGACCAAGAGTTATGGCCGCATCTGCGACGTCCGTGGCTGTAAACTTAGTTTTCTCAGAAACATCAATAAGGTTTTTAGACAGCTCTTCCATTTCTTCATTGGTGAGGTTCACAATGGATTGGAGTTGTTTGAACTGTCTATCTAGCTCAGTTGAAAACGTGGCGGACGTTGCAAGGCCACCAACACCGGCGCCCATCACAGCGTAGTTACGAAGTAACTGCCCTTGGTTTCTAAATAGCTGGGCTCCGCCATCTAAGCGCTGATTGGTTTGCGATTGTCTAATCTGTTCAATACGACGAGCGACACGCTGTTGCTCGGTTACTTGTGTCGAAGGCCGCTGGGCTTTTTGTGCGGCTTTTTCAGCACGCTTGGCCTCGGCCGCAGCATCAGCGAATTCTTTTAATCGTGCTTTGGCAAGCTTGGTTGATTCTTCAAGTTCTCTTAGCGCTTTACCCGCGTTATTCTCTAGCGTTTTATTTCTCGTCTCCGGCGCGAGACTGGACTTCAGCGCTTTACGGGCGGCATTCTCGTAAACCTTATTCCGAGCAATAGCGTCCTCTAGTTGAGTTCGGTTCAACGTAGAGATTTGAGACGCTTTAACCTTCTGCCCTTTAGCTACGGTAGGGTTTAATCGAAACTCATCATCATTGTAGGATTTAAGCGTTCGTCTTACAGTTCGAGCTTGCGTGTCTTGCGCTACTTCTGCTTTTTTAGAAGCCTCGGTAAATTTCTTTAGTCTTTCTTCCGCAGCGACTAAGCCGGACTCAAGCTTCTTAAGCGCATTTTGAGCTTTCTTCTCAAGGCTGGTATCACCTAACCGAATCGCATCGTTAAGCGCACTTTGTGCTCCACTACGTAAAAGCTTTTGCCTTTGAATCCCTGTGCGCAATTCACTTTCATTTAACGTGTTTACTCGAGACTTATAGAGCTGGCTTCCTTTTGGAACAGTAGGGTTCTTACGAAATTGAAGGTCGTAATAGTCAGCAAGATCCTTTGCTTGTTTCTTGGCTTGCGCTTGGGCCTGTTTAGTGAATCGGCCTGTAATTTCCCCAAAGGCTTGATTCAGCCCTTTCACTAATTGCTGTTGCTGTTGAGGGTTGAGTCCCTTCCCAAGGGTTAAGGCAATTTGATCTAGTAACGCACGCGCATTCTTTTGGTTCTCACTTAAGATTT